GTGCTGTGTACGACACCAAGCCCTCTGTTGGTCAGTTTATGCGTGAATGGTCGTCTATTTATGAATCACACTCTGGTGAGCGAGGTATCTTCAATCGTTATGCTTCAGAAACTCAAGCATCTCGGAACGGTCGTAGGGAATTGGGCAAGGAATGGGGAACTAACCCCTGTTCTGAGATTATTCTGCGGCCTTATCAGTTCTGTAATCTTTCTTCTGTCGTTGTCCGTAGTGACGATGATTGGGATTCTCTTGCTCGTAAAGTGCGTATTGCAACTATTCTGGGAACATTTCAGTCAACTCTTACGCACTTCCCGTACCTGAGGAAGGTGTGGCAGACGAACACTGAAGAAGAACGACTGTTGGGTGTGTCAATGACAGGCATTCTGGACAATCCTCGGATGAACAATCCTGATGATCCTGAACTGCCTGCTAACTTGGAGAAACTTCGTGAGTACGCTGTTACTGTCAATGCTGAGTTTGCTGATGCTCTTGGTATCAACCGGAGTACTGCTATCACTGCTATCAAACCAGAAGGAACCGTTTCTCAACTCACGGGTACTGCTAGTGGTATTCATCCTCAACATGATCGCTATTATATTCGCCGTGTTCGATCCGATAATAAAGACCCTCTGACGGCATTCCTGAAGTCTCAGGGATTCCCTTCTGAGCCTGACTTCTACAAGCCTGACAGCACCACAGTGTTCAGTTTCCCTGTGGCTGTGGCTGAAGGGGCTTTGTTGCGTGAGGATTTGGATGCTATCAAGCATCTTCGGTTGTGGTTGTTGTACCAGAAGCACTACTGTGAGCATAAGCCCTCTGTGACCATCAGTGTCCAAGAGCGTGAATGGCCTGCTGTCGGTGCTTGGGTGTGGGAGAACTTTGATGATATTACAGGCGTGTCTTTCCTACCTATGGACGGAGGGACTTATAAGCAAGCACCGTATGAAACGATTGATGCTGCGGAGTATGAGCGACTGAAGGCTGCAATGCCTACAGGTATCGACTGGGAAGCATTCAAGGAAGGTACTGACAATGTAGAAGGTGTTCAAACACTGTCCTGCACTGCTGGTGCCTGTGAACTGCCATGAGTTGGCTCATACAGCCTAGACTCGGTATCGGCTTAGACATCGAACATAACGAGATCAATCGTTATTGCTTGCTGGATGATGACGGTAAAGAGGTAACAGTCTGTTTCGTTGGTCTGATCATCAAGATTCCTTTCCTGATGATTCTGATCGGTGAGTTTTTTGACGAGTAAATGAAAAAGCCCCTGCAAGGTTCCATTACGGTTCCTTGACAGGGGCTTTGTTATTTCAGAAGTTCTGCTTCTGCTTCTCTTCGCCGGGTGAGTCCTCGTAAGACCCTACCGGCTGCTTTGTTCCACTTCAAACACTCTTGGGCTGCTCCGTCCCAGTCTTTCTCATTGATACGCTTCCTGAAGGTACTGACTCTGAGGTTACCTAGACCACAGTTGTAGGCCCATGAGATCACAGCCGCTAGTCGTCTAGGAGGCTCATCCTTCAAGCCAGGACACAGCTTCAGAACACCGGCATGGAAGTACTCTAGATGCTCGTCTAGGGCTTCTTCACACTGTTGCATGTTCCAGACCGTATCTGGGCCTATCCCTGGGCCTGTGGCACCATATCCGATTGTCCACGGTGCTCCACCAGTACCGGGATCAGGATAGGCTTTGACAGCCCCTGAAGGAAGCACCTTAGCGCATCCTTCAAAGGGCTTGACTAGCAGGTTCTTACAGAGTTCAGTTGCGGGGTTCATTGAAAGAGTTCCGTTTAGAACAGTTCTCAGACGCTGTTATAACCTGAAGGTTCCAAGGAACATGCAGACCACATACCTGCTTAGATCGTAGCGGTACGATATGGTCTACATGGTGCTTAACCCCAGTTACTTCAGAACGAAGTTTAGCTATGTGGTACGCTTCTTGAATAAACCACTTATCATCCTCTGAAAGCCATGAAGGGCACGCTTGCATTTTCTTTGTATGTCTTTCCATACAATTAGCATTGTGTTTTTCACGGTTATTCTCCTTCCAGAGTTTGACTCGTTGCTTAACTTTTTCTGCGTTAGCTAGATATAGCAGTTTACTCTTTTCAGCTATTTTATCTTTATTGTCTAAATAATACTGCTGTTTCTGCTGCTTTACCTGCTCTTTCTTTCTGAGTCGGTACTGACGATCCCATTCGGCCTTCGCCTGTTTCTTTTCCTCTTCAGTAAAGTAAAGCTTTTTCATGCTTTTGATTCTCGCTTCTCTAACGGCCTTCCGAGGAAGTAGAATGTCAACACCATCATTAACATTGCAAAGTCGTCCGGTGTCCAAATCTCTTGCATAATTTGAATAGCCGGAAGTCCACTATTGACTGCGTAAGATACACTAATAATCTTTACAGCAGTATACAGTCCAAAAAGCAACCAAGTAATGCCAGGACGAACCAGAGCAGAAATGCTTGCAACCCACTTGTAGGCTTTCTTATCAGCTTCTGCTTGCTGCTTAAATGCCTGCCCGATTGCATCAATGTTTGCCTTGCTGAAATCAACATACTTTTCTTCCATCTTGTACTCACCTCGCATCTTTTCGAGGTCAGTCTGAAGGCTAAACATCTTGAGTTCATGGGAACGCTCATCTTTACGGTCAAGCCACTTGAGTACTTCGGGAGCCAGTCGGAACAGACCCCCGAAGATACTGCCTAGTAGCCCTCCACCGAGGACTTCAAACATTATTGGCTTCCTCCTGTCATAACACCAAACTGTTGAGAGAATGAACGGCGAGAGCCTTCATCCATAACACGATATAAAGCCTTTGAAAGCTTATCTACGCGACTGGGTGAAACTTCTGTTGCCATAAACTCAGCCAGCTTAGCAGGCTCAAGGAATAACTCAGCCATTAGCCTATTTGCGCGTTCTGGGCTGCCCTTCTGCATGAATTCTAAGACTTGTTTTACAGCAAGACCCGTTCTGCTCAAAGTAGCTGGTACTTTTCCTGCAAGGTCTTCAACTGTTTCTTGTTGAGCCCGTACATTGCGACCAAACCGATCAGCTAAATCTTTTCTTGTGAGATCAGCAAGAACGGCATTTACAGAATTTACCTCATCTTTGGTAAGAATCTGAGAGAGATTGGTGTAACGAGGAAGTCCAGTAGACTTCTTAATCGTTGCTGCGGCATCGTTTACAGCCTGAGCAAAGACACCGGCACGCTCCAGGTTGGTTTCTTTTAGCGGAACTTGTAGCTTATCCACAAGCAACTTACCAATGTCCATTCTGTTAAGCTTCTGACTGTACTTGGTATAATTCTCTAAGTAGTCTTTCCAAAGACCCCCAGAAGCCTTATCCATAGCATCATCAATAAAATTCTTGATATTGCCAGAAGTTTTCGCTAACTGTTCAGGAACACCGCCCTGATATGGTTTGTTGGCTTGTTGTAAATATCCAAGAATGTCTTGATTTAGCGTTTTACGGACATTTTCATAAAGATCAATACTGGATAACATTCCATTCTTATCTGTTTTATCCTCAATCTTTCCACGAATGAAAGTTAAAACAGAGCGAACTTCATCATTACTTGTTCCCTTAATTGCTGCGTCTAAACGATTAGTAATATCAGCAGCCCTCAAAGGATACATTCCAGAAGTCTCAAGACTGTCTAATTGAAGCTTTTTAAAATCTATTTCCCGTTTCCGTTGGCTTTCGATTAAAGCCCTTCCCTGCTTCCTACCAGATTCTCCTGGGCCTCCAGCAGCAGCCATTCTACGAGCTTCGGCCTCTAAGTTAGCAGCCTTGTCCCTGATTTCTGCCTCTAATCGACCAACTAAGTTGGAGGTATACCCAGCATTGGCAAAAGACTGATTACGCAACTGTGTCGTAATCGCATCACGCTGAGCTTCAATAGCTGCTCTTTCCTCAGGGGTACGGGCTACTCTACTCAACTCTTTCAAACGAGCAGCAGCTTGATCAGCTTCTCGCTGTGCAAAAGCAGCAGCAGTTCCCGTAGTAGATGCTAAATCTTGTTGAATCTTGCCAAGTTCTAAGGCACTGGGAATCTTTGCTAGAGCCTCTGCCGCAGTAGGACGAGAACCCGTTACATACTCGGTAACATTTCTAAGTGCCTCAATAGCTTCTTCTTTTGCACTACCAGCCAAAGTATCAAGACGATCCTTCACTGCTTGGCGTAAGCCCGTATCAGTCAAGCCCCTAAAAGACCCAACCAATCCACCAAGAAGCTTCATACTTCCTTCAACAGCCGGGCCAAGAACAGCACCACCGCCCATCTGCTGAAGTTTTGTCGTAGAAAAGTCTTCTTCTGATGTTACTGGCTGTAAACCAGCTTGCACAGCCCCGCGAGAGGCTGCTTGGGTCGTAAAGTCAATTAACTTAGGAAGTGCTCCAGCCCCTTGTGCCGGGGTAACAGGAACAAGTTTATTAACAGGAGAAACAACCTGACCAAGAAGTTCAGGAATGTCAAAGCCAGTTCTACCCACCTGTTCCTTAGCTGCCTGTTGCTGCTGCTCAAAACCACGAGCTAATTGCGTAGCCCCAGTTCGCACACTTTCTGGGAAGATAGGCAACTGAGCTAATAACTGATTTGCCCCCAAAGCAGGCTGAACAAGGGAACCAGCAACAAAACTAGCCAAGGGACTGCCCAGCCCAAACATTTGTTGTCCCATTGAGGGTCGTTCTTGTTGGGGCGCTGGAGCAGGAGCAGCCGCCGTACCCTTGATTGAAGAAGCGATCTCGTCAATCTCGTCATCAGACAGGGGTCGGTCAGTCTTAACTTTTTTACCTTCAATCAAATAAGTAGGCATCTGCTATCCTTTAATCTTCCACGATTTGATAAGAAGTTCCTTTGCTGGTAGTGCCTGGACCAGCACCGCCTTTGATAAGTTCAATCTTTGGTTTGTACCCGCGTAAGGAATTATTCTTAACAGCATAATCTTCCAGACGAGAAGTTTCTTCAACAACCTGTTGAGCACGCTTTTGCAGATAGTCAAGAAGTTGCCTACGAGCTTCTGCACTTGTATTAAGACTTGGCACAATCTTTGCAACGAATTCACGGTCAGCGTTAGACGGATTGGCACCAAGTGCCTTGATCTTAGCAAGAACTAAATCTCCCGTTTCTTTCTGGAATTGCTGAGAATTTACCAATTGCTGCTTAGGTCTTCCACCAAGGATACCAGCAGTGTCTAAGAAATTCAGTACATCTAAACGAAGGTCTGCCAAGCTTCCTGAAACAACAGGAGCATTAGAAAGACCAATAGCCCGATCAAGAGTCTGTAACTCAGAGATGGCCGTATCACGCTTATTACGAGCTTGTACAACAGCTTTAGCATCTTCTTCCCCGAGCCTTTCAGCGAATGCTGAAGTACCTTTAGTATCAATACTTACTTGTGTTCTAGGTGCTTTTTCTTTAGCTCGTTGGAATAAAGTTTGATTAATTGCTTTAAGTTGTTCTGGAGAGTAGTCACCAATCTTATTCTTGACACCAAAACCAAGCTCACCAGCAACAGCAACAAAGTCAGCACTAGGTGCAATGTCTTTTGCATCCTTGGTGATCTGCTTCAAATCACTGTAGTTACCAGAAGAAGAGAAAGTCTGAATGGACTCAGGCGTGTACTTATCTGCGTTAGCACGAATAAACAACTCTCTAGGATCATTTTCACGCATGCGCGACTTAGTTAAAGCCTGTTTCGATGCGATGTCTGCTTCTTCGGCACGCATCTTCCGTGCTTCAGCAGCGGCTTGACGCGCCAACATTGGATTGAGGGACTCTAGGGCACGCGCAAATCCAGTCATACCTTCGGCAGTCTGCGTATCAAACTGTTGCTGAAGAGCCCTGATCTGAGAAGCCTGCTCAAGCATCGGATCGCGAGCACCTAGTGCACGGCCAATACCCGTGATGCCTTGATAAATACCCGCAGCAGCCCGTTGTTGCGGATTCATGTTAGCAAACTGCATGGCTCTTTGTTCATCAATCTGTGCTTGAGCTTGCTCAGGCGACAGACCCATGTTCAACAGGCCAAGAAATGGATTATTCATAAGTCCGTCAGCCATTATTAACCTCCAAACAGTGACTTGATAAGTTTAGCCACCGGATCAGCCAAAGCTCCAATGTTTTTGGCTGCGCTTCCAACCACAGCAGTATTTCGTTCTAAGCCCAACTGATTAGCAGCATTCTGCTGGTTAGCAAGCAATTGAGCAGCGCCAGGAGCAAGGCCAGCGCCTAATTGAGCACCTAAGTTCAGAGGTTGCATACCGGCTTGTTCGACAGAACCTGCCTGAGTGAACCCAGTGCTGAACGGTGCCAGAGCAGCCTGTTGTGCGCCATAGCCACCTTGTTGTAGGTTCAGAGCACCGCCAAGCAGACCTTGACCGAAGGTTACTTGCTGTTGTCCTGCCTGCTGTGCCTGAGCAGCCAACTGAGCATTGCGCTGTTGCTGGGCATTGAAGAAGGCTTCCATAGCAGGGTTAGCAGCCCGTAAGCCAGGAGCACCGCTAGGAGTCTCTCCCGTAGCGCCCATAGACAGGCCACCAGTGCCCGTACGGAACAGACGATTCTGAAGCTGTGCTAAGGCACGCTCATCTGACGGAGCAAGCAGTTCCTGCTGCTGAGCCATGAAGCGTTGTGCAGCAGCCTGCGGAGACTCTGCAACATACTGCTGTCCTA